TGCGAGAGTACAACAATGGAAGCCACCATCAACGCTTGATGCTCCAGAAGCTCCTGTGGGCTATAAACACAGATGGATAAGAGAACGAGTTATGGAATATGATGACAGATCAAATATTCATAAACGGCTTAGAGAAGGATATGAATTAGTTCGTGCTGAAGAATATCCCGACTTTGATGCACCTGTAATTGATGAAGGCAAAAATGCTGGAGTAATCGGTCAGGGTGGTCTTTTGTTAGCACGGATACCTGATGAACTTGTTGAGCAAAGAAATCAATATTTTCAAAGCAAAACAAATAATCAAATGGAGGCTATTGACAGAGATATGATGAAAGATTCAAATGCTGCAATGCCTATACTTAAACCTGAGAGACGTTCTCAAGTCGCCTTTGGTGGCAAAAAGTCCGTTGACTCATAATTTTAATTTTTAGGAGATAGAAATGGCAAATCAAGATGCTGCTTTCGGAATGCGTCCTGTTAAAAGAATAGGTGGAACACCCTATACTGGAGGACAAAGCCGATATAGAATCGCTGCCAATTATGGAACTTCTATATTCCAAGGTGACATGGTTATGCAAGTCACTGGTGGTGGTGTAGAAGTACATGCTGATGGCGGTACTGTTCCAATAGTTGGAGTGTTTAATGGTTGTAGATATACAGATCCTACAACTGGAAAAGAAACTTTTTCCAACTACTACCCTGCAAGTACAAATGCTGCTGACATTGAAGCCTTCATTATAGATGACCCAAGTGTTATCTTTGAAATTCAAGGTAATGCTGCATTTCCAGTTGCAGATTTATTAGGTAACTTTGACATTGTTTATACCACAGCAGGTTCAACTGTAACTGGTATTTCTGGTGCAGAGTTAGATGTAGCAACAGGTGCAACTACTGCTGGTTTACCTCTGAAAGCGATTGATATTTCGCAAGACCCAGAGAATAGCGATGTTTCATCAGATGCAACTAATGTCTATGTTGTGATTCAAAATCACATATTTGGACAGAAGTCTGCTGGATTAGCGTAAGGGAGATTAGATTATGGCTATATCAAGAGCGCAACTAGTTAAAGAACTAGAACCTGGTCTAAATGCCCTTTTTGGCATGGAATATGACCGTTACGACAACGAGCATGCAGAAATCTATGACACAGAATCTTCAGACAGAGCGTTTGAAGAAGAAGTGATGATCAGTGGTTTCGGCAATGCTGCAACTAAATCAGAGGGTGCTGGAGTTGCATTCGATAGTGCAAACGAAGTATATACATCAAGATATACAATGGAGACTGTTGCATTAGCTTTCGCATTAACTGAGGAAGCAATGGAAGACAATCTCTATGATCGTCTTGGTGCTAGATACACAAAGGCACTAGCAAGATCAATGGCACACACTAAGCAAGTAAAAGCTGCTTCAGTGCTAAACAATGCGTTTAGCTCTAGCTTTACTGGCGGTGATGGAAAAGAGCTTTGTGCTACAGACCATCCTCTAGGTGGTGGTGGAACATTTTCAAATGAGCCATCAAGTGCCGCTGACTTAAATGAAACATCATTAGAAAGTGCATTAATTGACATTTCTAATTTTGTTGACGAGAGAAACATGATTGTAGCTCTTCGTGGTATGAAATTAATCATTCCACCAGCACTACAGTTTGTTGCTGATCGTTTATTAGAGTCAACTCTAAGATCTGGAACTGCTGACAACGATGTAAATGCAATTAAGAATATGGGAATGTTACCAGAAGGTTACGTTATCAATCATTTCTTAACAGATACAGATGCGTTTTTCATCAAAACAGATGCTCCAAATGGTTTCAAATATTTTGAAAGAACACCATTAAGCACAAGCATGGAAGCAGACTTCGACACAGGAAATATGAGATATAAAGCAAGAGAAAGATATGCTTTTGGGTTCTCTGATCCTCGTTGTGTGTTTGGATCACCAGGCGCAGCTTAACGAACAATTGTTCGATTATTAAAAGGGTGGCTTGCGAGTCACCCTTTTTTTATGTATACTAAAATCACCTTGACGAACAATTAAGTTCGACAATAGCCACGACAAGGAGATTAACATGGCTAATACAACATTCTCAGGTCCTATTAGATCTGAAAGCACAATCAAAACTATTAGTAAAAACACAACAACTGGAACTATTACAGAAGTTATGACTATGGGTGATGCACCAGTAGCATTAGCAGACGAGGACAAAACACTCGATAATGCAACACACAGTGGAAGAACAATGGTTGTACCAGCTGTAGCAGCTAATAGAACAATCACACTTCCATCCCCAACAGCAGGAGCCACCTTTAAACTTATATATGGTGGCGCAGCTGAAGAAACAGAAAATTTAATAATTGATTCTGGTTCAGACACCAACTTCTTTATTGGTGGTGTGCAGCACTTAGACACTAATGCAGATAACGTATCAGTGTATGCAGATGGTAATTCAAACTCAAAATTAACACTTACTGATTTTGGTATTATGGAAATTAATATCATGGCTAAGGATTCAACAAATTGGTATATTTGGGGTAACGTAGTATCTGCGACAGCACCTGCTTTTGCTGATCAATAATAGGGGGTTATCATGGCAGTTAGGTCTGACGTAAAAGCCTTTAACCACGACCAAGGTGATGCCGCTGCGGTTGTAGGTCCTGCAAGGTCAAGAATAAGACAAGTTGTTATATTTGGTAATGCCGCTGGTGTGTTGACTATTAAAGATGGATCAGGTGGAGCAACTATATTGCTTCAAAGTTTTCCTACTGGACTTCATACCTTAAACATTCCAGATGCAGGTGTGCTAGCTGAAAATGGAGCGTATATACATGGCTTCACTGGCAGTGGTAATAAACTTACTTTGTTTTTATCATAATGGCTAGGGCAAAAGACAAACAACCTCCAAAGACTAAAAAGTATTTCCGCTCCACTAAAAGTGGTGCGGGAATGACTAAGGCTGGTGTTTCTCGATATAGAAGAGAAAACCCTGGAAGTAAATTAAAAACTGCCGTAACAGGTAAAGTAAAAGCAGGAAGTAAGGCGGCAAAAAGAAGAAAGTCTTATTGTGCTAGAAGTGCAGGACAGATGAAAAAGTTTCCTAAAGCAGCAAAAAACCCTAATAGCCGTTTAAGGCAAGCAAGAAGAAGGTGGAAATGTTAAATGAAAGCTGATGATGTTTTAAAATTATTAGAAAAACACGAAAGTGAATGTAATAGGCGATATGCAGAAATACAAGATAAACTTAAATCTTTAGATAGTAGGATATGGGGTATTTATGGTGTCATTATAGTTGTTGCAGTACTTGAAAAGGTATTTTAGATGGTTATGGGTAGATCGCAAATGAGTCAACAAATATCAAAGCCACCGAACAAAAAGAAAAAGAAAAAAAATGTAAAGGTAAAAAATAATGCCAAAAGACGCTTGTTACAGAAAAGTTAAAGCTCGCTACAGAGTTTTTCCATCAGCTTATGCTTCAGGAGCTATTGCAAAATGCAGAAAGGTTGGTGCGTCTAATTATGGTAACGCTAAGAAAAAAGCAGAAGGTGGTGTCGTAGAATTAAAAAATGGTGGTAATGTTACCAAGCAAAAACGTAAAAGACCTGCTAAAAATAAAAATATAGCTCGTGGTTGTGGTATCGTTATGGAAAATAGAAGAAAAATTACAAAGTATAGATAATGGCTGTTAGAAAAACAAAATCTGGATTAGCTCTTAAAAGATGGTTTAAAGAAGATTGGAAAGACGTTAAAACGGGCAAGGCATGTGGTCGTAAAAAAGGAGAAAAACGAGGCACTCCTTATTGTAGACCAAGTAAACGAATATCTTCAAAAACTCCTAAAACTAGATCAGAGATGACAGCAGCAGAAAAAAGAAGTAGAATAAATCAAAAGAATAAATTAGGGCAACCCGCAGGTAAACCAAGAAGAGTTAAATCTCTTAGGAGAAAAAAGAAATGACAACATCTAATTCAACAGACTTTGAACTTGACGTAGTTGAATACATAGAAGAAGCATTTGAAAGATGTGGTTTAGAAGTTCGCACTGGATATGATCTTCAAACAGCAAAAAGATCTTTGAATTTAATGTTAGCGGAATGGGCTAATAGAGGTTTAAATCAATGGACAATAGAACAAAGAACACAAGCGCTAACAGCAAGTGATGCAGATTATTCATTAGGATCTGACGTAATTGATATATTGTCTGCTGTTGTTAGAAGAAGTGGCACAGATTTTAGCATGAGCAGAGTTAGTAGAGATACTTATTTAGCTATACCAACAAAAACAACCACTGGTAGACCAACTCAATTTTTTCTTGATAGACAAATAACTCCTAATTTAAAAATTTGGCCCAGTCCTGAAAACAGTACAGATGTTATAGTTTATGATGCTTTGACTAGAATGCAAGATGCTGATAGTCAAGTGAACACAATGGAAATACCATTTAGATTTTACCCATGCTTAACTGCTGGATTAGCATATTATATATCAATGAAAAAAGCTCCTGACAGAATACAATTATTAAAAACAGTTTATGAAGAAGAATTTGAAAGAGCTATGGGTGAAGATAGAGATAGATCAAGTTTTACAGTAACACCGCAACTTAATTATTATAAGGTGGGATAATGGGAGCTTTTGCGTCTGGTAAACATGCTTTTGGAGTATCAGATCGTTCTGGATTTAGATATAGAATTAAAGATATGCGCAAAGAATGGAATGGTTCATTTGTTGGCAAAGATGAATATGAAGAAAAACATCCTCAACTTACACCTCCAAGAATACCAACTGATCCAGAAGCTCTAAGAAACGCAAGACCAGACAGAACAGAAACTGCTGTTCCTAACATATTACCTTTAAATGCTTTTACTATTACAATATCTTCAACAACAATAAGCGTTAACGAACCTAATCATGGAAGGTCATCAAGTGACACTGTTAGGTTTAGAAATGTGTCCTCTATAGGTAACATTTCTAGCACAACTCTAAATTCTGAAAGTGGCTTTACGATAACAAAAACAGATGATAATAATTATACATTTGATAGTGGTTCTACTTCAACCATAACACAAAAGGGAGGTGGTGGCATTGCTTCAGCAGGCCCTGTCACTATAACAAATTAATGAGTTTTACATTAGCAACATTAAAAACAGCTATACAAGATTATACAGATAATGATGAAACTGTTTTTGTAAACAATTTAAATAATTTTATTAAAGCAGCAGAAGAAAAAATATTTAAGTCTGTAGATTTAGATTATTTCAGAAAGAATGTTACTTCTTCATTTACCGTAAGTGATAAATATTTAAGTCTACCATCTGATTATTTG